ATCAAAGAGGGGGAGGTATTGACCCAAGTTCAACAAACTGATGCCCAAGAAGCCCTAGAGGTTCTTGAGGAGTCTCCGCAGCCTAAGAAAAAGCAAAGACTTAGTAAATGGAATAGGTATGTTAAGAAAAAGTCGAATCACATTAGGTTCAAGTCCGGTAAGAACAAAGGCAAACTAGACTTGAAGAAAATGGCTAAAGTCGGTGGCTTTGGGAAAAAGAAAGGAGGTCGAAAGTAATGCCTATTTCATACATTCGTGAATCAATCGAAAAATCCGAAATTACAAATTCTGATCGGTTGACAATTGTTCAAAAGAAAGTTGAGCTTAAGCGCGGAATGAAACATGAGATATTAGCATGTGATATTTTTCAAGATGCTATTATTGGATATAATGATTCATCACCTGCATATATTACCGCGTTCGTAACACCTTACCCAGTAATCTATTCTAATATGAACTTCGCAACTGGAATGGCTAATCGTGGACCGGCTGCTGGTAATGACACTATACTGTTCAAAGCAGTAATGGGACCATTTACTCAAGGAACTACTACACTATTGCCTTTTGAACAATTTCCTTCTCCTCAAATTGGAGCTGGACCATCGTTTTCATTCTATACGCCATTCGTGTATTTTACATTGATATTGCACGATGAGAATGTCGATGAAGCCGTATTTAGCAATCTAGCCATCTCATTCATGTTGAAAGTTAAATCCACTAAAGCAAGTGTTACTACATATGGATTGGGAATGATTCGTGAGCGTTCGGTCGCTCAAGGCATCAATTTAATGAATCAAGGTCGTACAATTCCTAAAGCAGACAATGTCGGACAGATATTCCCCGCATGGAAATATGGCGGAATTCGACCGGAGCGCATGCTTCGTGGAACCGCAGCACGAAACTTTTGGTTAAATTACAGCGCGGAAGAATCCGAGGCTATGCTTGACACGGCCAATTTGAGAACATACATTAAAGGAGCAAGGACCATGGATGGATTTGACCAAGCATTCGGAACCGATGATGCCGTAAAGGGGCCTATTCCCGATTGGCTCCGCTTCGGATTGAATCGAGGTTTAGTGTCCGGTCCTCTCCGCGCACAACAACCACCGCGAAAACTAGCTGATAATGGAAACACTTTGATGTTGTGATGTAAATGCGATTAACGCAATCAGACATCGCTCCAATCGACAGAGAACAAAATGAACGTATAGTTTGGTGTGAGAGGTTACTCTACCTCATCGTTATCTTGCAGTTTCCGCAGTTGGCGAGCCTCGCGCTCTAATCTACAACACCGCGCACACTTTTTTGGATGCCTTCGGCCTTTGTAATCATGCCAAGATGTAAGCCACACCTCAGTATGGCACACTGGACATTTGTACCTCGGCACAACAACCACCACACACATGCCAACGCCGACCACCAAATCCACCTTTTTCATTACCGTTATCACGATATTCTCTGTCTCGTTGGCGGTCTCCATCGGTCCATTCGACTGAAAAGCAAATCTTACACACATTTGCATATCTCATTCACGACCCTCCTTCAATTGTTTAATCAATTCAGTCATAGCCATATCAAGCATTCTCTCCATATCATTAACTCTCCGTGTTAATTCAGATATCTTTTCATCTTGTTTAGTTCGGAATACAGCATATCGTTGCGTCCACTTTTCCCTTTTCATTTAATCCACCCCTTGTCAATATCATCACACAACCGACCACTAGCGCGGTAAGCAGCATTTAACGCAGCAACCATGGCATCAACACGAGGTATTGAGTTAAAATTGGGCCACATCATACGCAGCAAATCGATTGCGTCAAGTATTTTTTCATCGATGGATTCAACAGCTTCTATTTTCTTATTCATCATCAATCACCTCTAATTTAGGACATTCGAGTGTCCAGTGTTGACCAATAGTACCACAATTTTTGCATATTGCGTTTTTATTTACAAATGGTTTCACTTTAACTTTCACTTTCACTTTTGGTTGATGTTGAAGTAATTGTTCTCTAATCCATCCACTAAAGTTTGGCATCTTCCGCGCTACATCAAACGACTTGTCGCATAATGAAATAGTTTTATTCTTCATCTTACATCACCTACTATTCGCATTACTCCACAATAAAAACCACCATTAAAACACGGAATCCCGCTTTTTGATTTGATTACATCAGCTTCTTTACCGCAGTTTCTACATTTTACCCAGACTATTTTCATTATTATTCCCCGATATTACGAGCCAAGGGGTTCAACTATATCAATGCGTATGTACATACACCCTGCATAGGCAATAGCATGCGAGCATCCAATAAACCCCCGTGGGGATTGCCGATAATATAGGTTTTTACGCGCGCGTACGCGATAAAAACTCGCTTCGCTCGCAAAGATTTGCTGCAAAGTGCAGAAAGTACACTACGCTTTTTTTTTCAGTACGGCGTTTTTTTTGTGCTGCAGATTTTTGTAGGTTTACTTTATACACTGTTTTGTTTGTTTTGCAGTTATGGCCAAAGGAAGCAGAGACCTAATTTTACGAGACCGACTACAATTTGATGTAAATGGAAGTGGTGATACAGCCCTAGTTTATGGGCGAGTGGACCTTTCTGATTTTGTCAATGTTGTAAAACGGGAAGGAATGAGTATCAAAGAAATCCGGTATCAAATCCGTTCACCTTCCGCGCCTAATGGAGTTTTTATGCCGACACTTTTGAGAACAGCTGGAGGAGCAAATCCAAACGCTAGCATCAAAGTATTTGGTACAACAACCGCGTATGAGAATGTTGCCGATGTAGGTATTGCTTCACCTGATGTTATCAATGTCCTTGAAATGACTACAACTCTAATTGATGACGCTGGCGCAACTACCGCAGCACTCGCAAACCAATGGACCCATTACGGAACCCCCGACCTTCACCCAGAAGGTTATCATATTGTGTCGGACCTATTAGTCGGTGTTGCAGCTGATAATTGCGATTCACTTGGAACTACGCTTGAAATCGATGTCATGGTGATTGGTGAACCTGTTAAGTTGACCGAAGCCGACATGACCGAAATGTTGACCCAACAGCAAGACCTTTGAGGTGTTGTAATTGGCAAGACCTTTTGATTTGACCGACCCTAAAGAGGTTACAGAACGGTTAGCAAAGGCTAGAGCCGGTGCTAAAGTTGGTGCTAAAGTTGGCGGTTTGTTACCTCATCCAGCTGGAAGAGTTGTTGGAGCAACTTTAGGCGGTATTAGTGGATTTATTCTTGGTGACCAAGAGACTGTATTCCCTATTGACATGATTGCAATACCGGCATATCAAGCTTACATGTTGAATGGGACACCTTCTTTTCAAATTTTTATCAAAGAGGGGGAGGTATTGACCCAAGTTCAACAAACTGATGCCCAAGAAGCCCTAGAGGTTCTTGAGGAGTCTCCGCAGCCTAAGAAAAAGCAAAGACTTAGTAAATGGAATAGGTATGTT